CTGCGGCGTACGCCGCCTGGTATGTCTCCACCGCTATGGTCATTGCCGCGATTTTCAGGGGTGCCGGTTCCGCTTCGAACGAAACAAGCGTGACTAGGTAACCGATCAAGACGCACGCCGAGTTGGCATGCAAGTCGAGTACGAGACTATCGGGCTCGACGTACTCGATATCCAGATTGTCGGCCAGTTCCTGACCGGTTACCAATGCCATATCGGGACCTTTATTACCTTTCGGAGGTTGTTAGTTTGTTAGGCCACAACTTCAAGGGAGACGATGCCAGCGGCGGTGTAAGCGGCGCTGACACCGTAACCGTAGATTGCGATGTCGCGGCCGAGGTTGGCTACGTTCTCCGCCGTGGCAAGGCTCGGACCGTCCTCGATCCAAGAGGCGGTCGCTGTGTTCGATACGAGGATCGCACCGGCTGCCAAATTGCGGTCGTGAATTACGGGTAGGCCGGAGACGTTTACTCCGAGAGTGCCAGCGGTTGCAACGCCTGACACGTTCGAGACGGGGTAGGCCGCTGGGAAGAAGGTTGACCAGCCACCGATTTCTGCAAACACGTTGCTGGCGACGAGGACGAACTCTGCCCCGCGACCGGTTGCCGTTTCCACGGTGACCGATGCCTGGAACACTCCTGCGCGGAATTCTGCGCCTGTCGTGTCGCCTGCGAAGTTGTAGTTCTGTGGGGTGCTGGCGACGAGCATTGCGTCGACGAATGCGTTGTCTGTGATGAGTGCGTACGACGCGACCATGATCCGATTGTGTGCGTCGAGGTACGACGGGCTTGAGCGCTGGAGCAACTGGTAGGAAATATCGGAACCGGCTGCGAACGTCTTCAGGCTTGCCGTGCCCTTTTTGATGTCGATCCGAACGGAATTAACTTCCGTCTTTTCTGTGGTCTGCTCCTCAACAATGAGTGCTAGGTCACCGTCAAAGTAGGGCCATGCGAACTCCATACCGCTTGTTCCGGCTGATTCCACACCGAACGCGGTGATGCCTGGTCGGCCAAGGTCAACGATGTTTTTAACATCCAACATCCAATTGGGCGGGAGTACGCCGGGGTTGTTTGTGGTGATCTGGTCTGCGAGTGCGCGGGACTCTACTTCGCCAGCAAGCACGGCTTTGGAGTATTCACCGAACGACCGGTAGGCACTCATTGGATGCTGAGCCTCGGAAGTGTATGCCTTGGAGGCAATGGTTTGTACTTCCTCGCGTAGTGCTTTTAGTGATTCGCGTGCTTCAATGTCCACCGAGTTAACCTCGGTTGACTCGGTTGTTTCTAACATTGTTGTTGCTCCTTCTTCTTCTTCTCTTATGGCGCTCACTCCGGCTGTGGAGTAGGCAGGGTAGGGGGTTAGTGAAACTTCGAGTAGGTTTGCGGCGGTGTGTTGGATCGCGTCCCGGGCTTTGCTCATAATGGATTTAACGGGGTTAAATCCGACGGATAGGCCCTTGATTGTTGATGTCCGGGCGAGTACAGCGGCATCCCGGCCTAGGGCCGTGTCCACTATTTCGAAGTCAATATAGAGGCCGTCCTCGCGGTTCTCGGCCCCGGTGATCTTCCCGACCGGTTCCCCATGCCGGTAGGCCAGCGGCTTACCAATCACGTTGGTTAGGTCGAATGAGCCAGGTGCAAAGGATTCCCGCACACCACCGATCATGGTCTCGGACCCGTAAGGGACTGCCATTCCGTGACCGGATCCGACGATGTCGCCGTCTTGATTTTCGCGCTCTTGAAAGATTACGACTGATTCCGTGTTGAGTTGTTTCACCGTAGGGCTCCGTTCATATTGAATACTCCGAGGGTAGGTAGGTCTAAAAGGTTTTGGGCGTCTTCGACAGTAATAACGTCCAGCGGTAGGAGCTTCGTTATCACTTCGGCTAGGGCCGCAATATTGTCACGTAGGAAGGCGGTTGTATCAAAGTCGATTACGTACCCGGTCGGGGTGACATCGGGCATGGAAAGTCTTTGGGTAACTAGGTTCATCACGGGGCGTAGCGCCGTGTCCAAAAGGTTCCGGTAAAGGTCTACCCGGTTCGAGTACGTCAGTGAGGATCCGGGGACACCGGCCCCGACCCATATCGGATCCAAGTTCGCCAGGCGAGCAATAGCCACGGCGGCCATATTCTTAGCCTCAACAAGTTGCACGTCGCGGGCCGAAAAGCCCATTACTTGCGCGTCGATCGTGTTGTTCAAATACGCGGTGCCACGGTTGGCCCGGGCTTCCTCCCACGCATCAAGTAAGGCGTCTACCTGTTCAGCGGGAAGATCGGGGCCGGAATTCTTGAGAGCCACTGTAGGAATAGGGGTTTCGGAATACATTAAGGTCGCGGCTTCCAGGGCTGCCGCCGTAATTATCGCCGTGGCTCCGTTGGCGAGCCAACCACCTTCACCTGACCCGTAGAACTTGATGACATCCCGGGTCGGTACTCGTCGGGAAAGATAATAAAAAGGGTCCGCCGGTGGTTGCTGAGTCTCTTCAATCCCGGCGAAGACGGCCGGTGTGTCGATGACGTCCTCGACCCTCATAACCTCAACCGATACGGGGTATCCGGCGAAGTCCCGATCAAGCACAAGCCAGTAAGCCCGGTCAAACATAAGAAGATCGGACAGTGTGCGTTGGATGACGTTGGCGTACGGGTAGATTGGTGACGGTTGGCTCAGTAATTGCCGGGCCGGTACGGGTTGCCCGTCGAAGTATTCGCGCAACGGAAAGGCGCTAATCGTGTGCGTATACGTCTTGAGGGCATCCACAAAAGCGGGGACCTGCATGGCTGTGGGTCGAGTAGATCGACCGGCCAACTGGTTAGTGAGCAAAGCGTAAAGGCCCGAGGATTCACGTACGTGCGCGGCTGCAGGTTCCTGTGCTGTCGCCATCGTCCGGGAAAGGGACGCTTGACCGCGCACGAGTGAAAGGGCTCGGGGGAACACCATGGGGCCAGTGTAGCCCCTTACCACGGTTTGGCTGCGTTTACATGCGTTTGCGTGATTTATGCGTGTCTGCGTGTCGGGCGGCGTGATCGAATCGTCGCCACACTACGAGGCGCTTTAGCGGCTTGAGACACGGCGAACATTACGGCCCGGGCCGCGTAGACACCGTTCCGACCCATAGGAGCTGTTAGTACCCATCCGCCTTGCCGTTGGCTGATCTTCGAGTTGGCAAAATGCTCTTGCAATACTTGACTGCCGTCGTGGCGTAGTTGTTGGCGGCTAAATAGATCCTGTAGCACTTGGGTGGCGCTGACCGCTTCACGCTGCCCGACGAGGGCATCAAACTTTTGGCGTAGCCGATCAACGTATCCCGGGGTCACTTGGATAAATAGGCTCGGGTGCTCAGCCCGGATCTTCTCGAGTTGCTGATCGACCTCGGCTATTGTCCGGTGAGTCGTAACCCGGACAACGATTAGCCCCTCCGGATTTGGTGCGGCGATTGCTACGGCGTGACCCATCCCATCAAAGTCAGTCTCAACCGCAACCGACCAGGTGCCCGACTCGGGAAGTCTCACCTCAGGGTCGAGAGTTCCCGTCCACCATTTATCAAGGAGCCAATGACTGGACCGGATAACCCACTGGTTGCAATACTGCCGCCTAAACGCACTCTCTTCGATGCGTGCCCATTGCTCGGCTAGAAACGTCTCGCGGCGCTCCGACCACTCAGGGCTGCCCCACTTCCATGTACTAACGAGTTCGGGGTCGGCCTCAGCCGGGGCGCTCCACTCCAAAAGTAGAACCGTTGAGGGTTCATCGTCGTCCAGGCGGTCAAGTGCACGCTGCCGGTAAGACTGCATAAGGTCGGACTGTGAGTCCCCTGCCGTCGACACTAGGTAGATTTGTGGTTGTTCCCGCATAACCATCGTCGGGGCTATCGAATCGGATATGACGCTTTGGGGGATTTTCCACGCTTCATCGCAAAAAACCATCGACACGGAATAGCCGACACCGGCGCTATCGTTGGCCGCATGAATCAGCCACCGGTCACCGGAAGGTAATTCGATCCCTGCCGCTTCATTCCCCCACTTCACGGCCTTTTTCCCGTACGTTTCAGTCGCCCACAATCCCGCCGGGCGCATAACCTCCATCGCAGTAGATCGCTTATTAGCAACGTGCAGAATCGTTTGAGTCTCACCAAACAACTCGCCATGATGAAGCCGCCACATGCAGATAGCCCTAGATAGCCACGACTTTCCCGACTGCCGACCCACCGTAATAATCACAGCCGACCAAACGAGCTTCATATCGGCGTCATGTTCCAGCGCCCGGTCGAGTGCGTACCGTTGCCAGGCAAACAATTCCATCCCAAAAACGGTAGTGAGCCACGCCGCCGCCTCACCACCAAACGAGCCTGTAACCACGCTAGGCGCTTTAGTCTCCAACCTAGGCATCACAAACCCTAAGGCGTGAAGTCGCGGCTCTGTCGCCTTGTACCGGCCATCCTCGGCCCTACTTGGGGGGAAAGGCCTG